CTGGATCTCGTCATCGAAGCGCTCAAACCTCACTCGCTGATAGCGGGTGGGGCAGAAGGCTCTGATTTGGAAGGTCCAGGGATGCTCGCGGTCCGGCCGTGTGTCCCAGAACTCGGGGTCGTCGTGGATGACGACGTCCCCGAGTGACTCAGGGCCTCTGCAGCGACGGATACTTGCCGGAATCCGGTCAAGAACACGTAGCCAGCAGAGAAGCAGCCCAGAATCACGCAAACGAGAAGGGCACAAACTGAGAGCAGTGCGCCTAATTCCGTTTGCAAGGGAGATGAGTTTTTGAGGCTCATTGGGTAATTCCTTTAGGTAGTGGCCCCTTACAGGGTTGCCCTTGAAGAAATCGCCCCCACAACTCTCTCGGAAATAGCCATCGCGGAAGCTCTTACGAGCGTTAAGCGAGAAGCCAAAGTACTGGAGAGTCGCGACAACTGCACTTGTAGAGCTCGAAGGGATAATAATATCATCCCCGTAGACGCTAACCCTCGACGGATCCCCACCGCTAGCCAGAACGGCCTCGCAGGTGAGGGCCCAGAAAAGGAGCGTCTCGAGCTCAAAAGTGTAGCCATTACCCATAGAACTGAACTTCTCCAACCTGTACCACTTCCCATTGACGCGAGTCAAAGGAGAGCGGACGGAGCTGAGAAGCTGAAACCAGTCCGACGGGAGCAGCACTTCGACAAGAGTGCTGCAGATGGTGTCGCTAGCCGATGACAAGTCGAGGGTGGTGAGATGGCCAGTGACACTAGAAGCTCTTGCGAGCTCACGGTGTTTAGCTTGATCTCTATCCAGATCTAGTCCAGCGCGCGCCCGGAGGCGTTGGCGCAAGACTGAACCGATGCCAAGCTGGATAAAGCCGTTCAATGACGGTTCTTTACAGCAAGGTCGATCAACCCTGGAGGTCTTAGGTACCTGAAAATACACGTTGCCGCGCACTTCAGTAAGATCCTCGTGACGTGTCTTCCACGCTCGGGCCCACCCGCACTCCGACCAGGAGCGCAGATGAACCCAAGCGGGGAATGTCGCTGTCATCTTTGAAGACATTTTGTGTAACACACTACACTGTCGAGATGTGTCACTGAGGGTGGCTCCCGGTCCGAACCTTCCCGTAAAAGGAGGGCAGCTGGAACCAATCGTGTCAAGTATCCTTTTCTGTACCCGTTCGACGAAACGTCGAATAGGTCCTTCGTTTGGGTCACCGGAACTCGGATGACCGCTAAGAAGGAAGGAGAGGCGACGATTGGCGCGGAAGCACGAGCGCTCAGCTTCATGCCACTTCTCGAGGGTCCGCTTAACGCGGTCCTTTTGAGGGAGAGGCAGGAAGTCGGCCTTCTTCAGGAATGCGACAGCAGCTGCGTCGCGGAAGAAGGCATCAGGGCACTCGTACTGGGAGGGATCAACTTCCTTAGCGGAGAGTTGATCATACTCGGCGTATCTCAGCATCAGAGCGACGCTGAGAGCAACCGAGGACCCCAGCCCTTCCATGTAGGAGAGGGCTAAATCATGCACGTCAGGTGTCATAATGAGTTTCAAGTAAGACGAAAGGCTCACCCCTAGGGGTTGAGAGAGCCGCCGAGGCGGCGATCGACAGTTAAGTCGCCGAGTAGCCCGACTTGATGCACTCAATAATAAGCGACGAATCGATAAAATTCGTCAATTGAGCGCCAAACTCATTCACATCGGTCGTCGGCATGTCTTTGTCAAAGGTAACGTCAAGAGTGGCGAAACCTTTATTGACAACAGTCGTGCGACCGGTGGTCGAGTCCGTCTGGAGAGAGGGATACAAAAAGGTGAGGCGCAGAGCGCGCTTCTTCTTGTCACCCGAATCACGAGCGACGAGTCGAGCTTCAGGCTGATGAGCCGCGGCAGACCCGACGGTCGTGCTTTTCCAAACGGCAGCGGTGGAGTCACCGCTGGAGGGAACGACACCCGAGTACGTGATGTCAGTGGTACCATCATTTTTCTTGATAGTGATGTTTGCCAAAGTGGGCATAACGAGACTCCTAAGGAGCAGAAAGGTTAACGAAGACCCTGAATAAGCAGGGAGATGGCGTTCGCGGCACGGGTCGGGTTGAGAAAGCCCGACTTTCGGACACCGAGCTTAGCGCTCGGGATCGACGTCTGCCGCTGGACGTTCGTCACGGTGGAACCTACAATGATGCTACCCCACTGAGCGAAAGGCTCAATGTGGGTGACGTCAGGGTGGGACTCCATGAACGTGACTCGTTCCGTCGCTTTTATAGTCGAATAGGGCGTGTGAAGGTTGACTCCATGGAAAGCGGAAAAGCTCTCTAAGAAGTCGCCAACATTGACGACCCAATCGAAGACAAAAGAGAAAGGAACTAACTCCCAAGCGACCGCAGCTGGATTTGTGAATCCGAGCTGAGAGGCGAGGAAGAGATTCGTGTTATCAATGGTGGCGTAAGCTCCCATGACGACCTGAATGTCCACTTGACTGTTGCGCGTTTGACGATCGCCGTAAGCACCATAGGTATGCGTCTTCCAAGAAGAAACGCTCCGACGGACACGCTGGCGGATCTGAGAGCGTGGAAACGGACTCTCCAACAGGGATATCGAATTACCAATATCCATGACCAAAGGGGTCCACCCATAAGAATACTCGAGCCAGGCGCTCGCAAAGGCTTTCGCCGATTTGCGGGGTCGGTCTCGAACGTTCGAACGGGCTGAGGAACCCAAGGCCTTAAGGAACGCCCGCGGACCCTTCTTGCGAAGGGCCCGAGCAGCACCAAGAAGCTGCAGGGCACGCGTTGCGATCATGTCGAGAGACTGCTGACGCTGGATGAGCGAAGTAGCCCAATCAGCGCGATTTTCCTGCAGCTTAGAGACGAATCTCTGGCGGCAGGATTCAACAGCAGCATCAACTTCATGATTACCGGGCCACCAGCCCGTAGCACCAACGGGGCCGACGTGAGTCGAAATCCCGTAATTGGCACCGGCATTCCCATAGTCAACCATGGGGTACCAATGCCAAGGCCACGTACCAGAGGTATAGTAGCTAGTCGTCCGACCGTAATACGCCTCATACGGCAAGGCCAGGTTGTAAGGCCGGGCCTGCCGATAGCGGTTAAAACTACGAATGGACGAGCCCACGCCAGTACCGCCACTTCGAGTGGTTTCGTGGAATGGGCCACTAATCGGTAACGACATAGTGTAGCTCCGGTGTATCCCTTTCTCAAGGGGAACTCAGCACAAGGTCGTGTTGAACTTGCACCAGAGAGATCAAGGTCCCCAGGCGGATGCCTG